AATTGTTTATATCTGTAGAATTAACTTCTATTCCAGATTTAAGCCTATCCGTTATCTCAGAAATTCCATTACCGCGATCTCTAGTCTGAGGTGCGCTTTTTGGATCTAAACTATTATCTTGCTCATGAGCCATGGTTTATACCTATTTACTTCCGTTGATTTTATCTTTAGCAGTTCCGGCATATAGACCAAACCAAGCAGCACCAGCACCGACTACGATACTAATTAAACCTGACTGTTCCATTGTAGGTACTTCTAATTCCATAAACCAAAAAGTACAGTAATATAATAGATAGATGTATACACTTAAGAATGCCCTAGGGAATATTCTCCATGCATCTATCATATTAGATAACCATATCCATTTTTGCCATGGATTTTCTGGTTCTTGTTCTGATTTCATTTGTAGAATCTCAGCCTTTAAGCTTCCATTCTCTGTTACTAGTTCCATGAATTTATTAAGATCGATCTCGACCTCATTTCTACTCATATCTCCTGCGAATTTTTCATTGCTCATTTCATTTTCCTTTCTTGTTCAGCATTACGCTTGTTTTCTTCCTTAACATGCTCACTAAGTAGAGTAACATAAATCTCCCTCTCCCATGGTAACATATTATCTAATTCAGTTAAACTATATTGATGATGTTGCATCATCGCAAAGTTCGTTTTATAATGATTAACTAGAGTGTCATGAGAGAGGCTTAGGTAAAAAAACTTTGGATACCTTTTAGCTCTACTTTATTCTCATGATTACATGTAATACATTTAAATTCCATATCATATTTTAAAGATGGCATAGTTTCAAAGAAATTCGAAACTTCTACAAACTGTTCACTGTTTAATTCTTCTACAAATTCAGTTAATTCTTTAGTAGTAGAATCCGCCGATTCATATACTGCATCTTCATCAAATATATTTTCGATACATCTGATTATCAGCTTCATAACACCGTCAATACTTTCTGCATCGTTACCTAAAGATCTCATGTCATCAAATGATGGATATCTTAAAGTTACGCCTACAGTATCAGTTAACTTAATAATATTATCTTCACCTATTACTGGTAATTCAATATCATCTAGGTTAATATCAACATCGTTTGAGTGAGTACACTCAGGTCCTTCGCATTTAACTCCGACACTAATTCTTTCACCTACTGATTTTGCACGTAAATGTAAGAATATAGTTTCGATATCAAATATCGCTAGCTTATCGACGTCAATGCTTTCACTAACACATCCACCAATAACCTGTTTGATCGCATCTAGAATTTGCCCTTGATCTTGGGACTCCATTGCCATCATTAGTATTTTTTCTTCCTTAACTAAATAAGGTCTGAAGGATACTTCCTTCTTAAGTCCAGGTACGTATACCTTATATTGGACTGTATTTAACTTTGGTAAAGCCATAATATTTTCTCCGTAGTTACCAATTCATTTATAATATATTTATAATCCTATCTACAGCATCCTTTGCACCTGCAAGGAGTCCGCCTATAGGACTTAGTACTTCAAACTTGTCATATCCAAATGTAATACTCATTTTTTGAGGAGTACTTTCATTCGCATTTCCTAAAGTTAAACCGCCGTAAGATGTAGGGTAAGCATTAATAAGCTTAACACCATACAAAGGTCTATTCTTTTCTTTATCCATTTGTTGGATAGTTATATCTGTCTGATACTCATCTTTGTAAGACACAGCATAATTTTTAACATCAAACATAGCTCCCATCCATTCGTCCATCATGTTTCTAATAAAGAAATCTTGTGTAAGCATAAACTCCATAGTCACATCTTCATCGATGTGGCCGGTTATAAATTTCTTTGATGAACCATAGCTTTGAAAATCGCCTGTTTGAAACTGTCTTCCTGGAATGTTAACTGAATCACAGAAGATCGATATATCTCTGGGATCATTTATTAAGCTTTTTAAATTAATGCCATTTCCAGCTATCACGCTATTTAATAGTGTCGATGGATTTAAATTAATCAAAGACATCTTAGGAGGTGTAAATATAACTTGATATCTATTTTGAAACGCTAAGCCTCCATGGTTTCTGATAGCGGATTGTAAATCGTTAATTGATTGCTTGGCCATTAATATTGGTCCCTACTGTATCTCCAAACACTAGCATCTTTAACACCAACGAACTGTTGCGTTGGCATAAACACTGCTATTTCCCATTCAGGCATGGGAACTCTTACTATCTTTGATTTAACATTAGACATAAGATATTGCTTGAAGCATGGTTTAAATTCTTTATATTTCCCTACTCCTTTCAGAGTATCATATCGTAATCTAGTTAGTCGACTAGATTCATTTACTTTTTTCGGCGCTAAATCCATTAGCCTTGCTAAAAATAATCCTCTAACTTGTGGCGATAAGTAATGTAAATTAATTCCTTGGAATCCACCTTTCGTAGGACCCACCAATATGGTTAAAGGAAACTTATCCCAATATGGTAACGTATCTTTTGTTTTTGCATCGTACGCATACATTATCATATCTCCTACCTTAGGAGCAGAAGTTGGGCTTAATGCATCGTCATTCATTAACGTTGTTCTATTAACAGTTCCTAAAGCTTTAACTTTCTTTTGGAACCATTGTCTAGACCCATCAGTCCTAGGACTTACCCCGCCTCTAAAAGCACCTGCTTGTAACTTATCAAATATATTTGCCATATAATCTATTTATATCAAGACTTAAGTAGTTTGATACCTAAATTGGATAAAGTATCTTCTGTCCATATCTGGAACTTCCAACCTTTATGATCTGCGAATTGATTAGCTGCTTCCCATTTACTTTGATTTTTAACGAAGGCCATGACCTCATTAATATATCTTTTAGTTTTTCTAGTCGGTTGCTTAGGAGCTTTCGTCTGTGACTTGGGTTTAATTTCAACTAATATACATTCACCATCATCCATTTCAATGAATAGATCTATGAAATATCGGTGGACTCTGTTATCCGTTTTGCACTTGTAAGGTATAACTACCTCTTCAGAATTCCACGCGGTGATCCTTTTATTAGCTTCACACCATTTAAATGCTTGTCTTTCCCATAAAGAACGGTAAACGACCTTAGTATAATCACCCAGATACTTTTCTGGTTTTTTAATTTTGTATTTGCCTTTGTAACTCATATAAATACTCTTATAGTTTATAAATAACTATATCTATTTATACGGGATAAAAAGCATGACAAGTAAAACTGATGCACAAAAATTACAAGCTTCCATAGCGAAAGTAAAAAATCAAGCCACCGTAAGAGCTGGCAAGCTTATGGAAGGCGTTGGCCAAACTAGGAAAACAATAGGTCATAGTGACACTATTTTAAGATTTCCTAGTGACTTAGCTACTGGCGCTAAAGTTCGGCAGTGTATTCGTTTCGCTATAGTAGATAGAAGATCTTTGGACGAAAAGAAACAAATATATTTGTATACTCCTCCAGGCATAGCTATTTCGGATGCTGCCGGGTATAACCAAGCAGATTTAGGATTAGTTGGTGGCACAGCTGAAGCATTTGTAAATGCCGCTGAAACAGGTGATACTGAAAACCTAAAAGGTAAGACTCTTTCAGATATTATTTCAGCAGCAACTACTAAAGCCGCTGGAGCCGCAGGATCGATTGGTCAAGCTGGTATGATGGCATCAGGTATTGCATCTAATCCATTTACTAATGTAACATTCCAAGGTACTAACCTTAGATCTTTTGCTTTCAGTTTTAAACTAGTAGCATCAAGTGAAAAAGAATCTGATGATATTAAACTAATTGAAAATACATTTAGAAAATTCTTATATCCTAAGAAAGCAAGTTCATCTAATTTTTTATTGGAATATCCACCTTTATTTAAGATAGAGTTTTTAAACATCAACGAAGAATCAGCTGATAGAAATACCTATATGCCAATGATTCAATATTCATACTTATTAAATATGACAGCCACATTTAATGCAAGTACAAACATTTATCATCGAGGTGGCGCTCCTACTGAATTAGATATTGCTCTAACGTTTCAAGAATCTAAAGCTCTTAGAAGAGAAGATCTATATAAGCATGATGGAGAAGATCAATATTCAGATCCAGAATATCATTTTGATTATATCACACCATTCTCTTTCCCAGGTGGGGCGAGACAACCAAGTAGCAAAGGATAATTATGTCATATTTTAAATTATTTCCAAAAGTAGGTTACGATTTTAATCGTCAAGGCGTTATACAAAACGTTATTAACATCTTTAGACATGTTAGACCAATTCAAAACTATGTTGATGATTTTTCTACCTATGTAAATTATAGTATTAGAAATGGCGAAAGGCCTGACGTAGTATCTCAAAGATTATATGGAACACCGGATTATCATTGGACGTTCTTTATTGTAAATGAATTTTTACATGATGGACTTGCAGTATGGCCTATGTCACAAGAAAATTTATTTGATTACTTAGAAACAGAATACAATGGATTTGCTATAGAAACAAGACCAGACATCCGAAGAAATAGTGATGGTGGTATTACTGAATTCAGAGATTCTTTATCAGGACGGTTTAAAATCGGTGAAACTATTACTGGAGGTGCTTCAGAAGCTGTTGGTACACTTACTAAAAAAGATCTTTATAACAATCAATTGATAGTTCAAGATGTCACTGGCACATTTGTTGGTGATGGTGTAGGTAACAATAGAGAAGTTGTGGTTGGTGCTTCAAGTACAGATTCAGTTAACACTTGGAAAGTATGGCCTTATGCCGAAGCTCCACATCATTGGTTTGAAGAAGGTACTGAGAAGATAACTCTTAAAGGAACTCCTTCAGAAGATTTTTTAAGTTTAACTAATGGCGCTGCGCTTCAACAATCAAATGGATTTAAAGGTACATTAATAAGTGCAAATTCTATTGAAGTTAATATCGCTAAAACTAGTGGACCTGATTTAAGTTTAACACATGCAATTTCTTCTGTAGCTGATCCAAGTGTCGTTATGGCTGCTGCTAATTTACAAGGAAAGGTTGTCATTACAGGAAACGTTCAGGTTTCTAATGCTAACTTCTTTTCAGTTACTGACGATGCAACACTAAATTTAATTCTTCAAGAAGGAACAGTTGCATCACCTAGTTATATTTCAAATAGAAATTATCTGTTTAATGTTAACGAAGAAAGATCTCAGATAAAGATTGTTGACCCTAAACACATTGAAAAGTTTGCAGAAACGTTTGAGAGCTTATTGAATGTCTAAGTTAATGCCCGACTATTATGAAAGAACATCCATAAAGTTGTGGCCTAATGGTGATTTCGACCCTCAAGGATTGTTCGGAGAAGTCCAAGCTAAATCTTTGGAACTAAAACAAATAGTATCAAATATGGTTATATTCGAGAGTCTATTAGACCATAGTATAAGAGCTACAATAGATGTTCTCGATGCTAATAATATATTAGAAGATCTACGAATCGAAGGTGATGAGTATATTACTATTGAATTTAAGAAAGATACTCCTGAAGGAAAATCTAAATATAAAATTAGATTAATGGTCACTGATATTAAAAACTATGTTAGACCAAGTGTAGGTGCACAAACGTATCGGCTTGAATGCTCAAGTGAGCACGATTATTTAAATCAATTAACAATATTAGATCGTAAGTTTGAAGGTAACATTGGAAAATTAGTTTCTGATATTGTAAAGAAAGATTTAAGAGTAAGTAAAGATCACATTGGCACTATCAATACGAAAACTGCAAAGTTAATTAAAGGAATATATCCTCAACTAAGACCGGTTAACGCAGTTAAATGGTTAACACGAAATGCATTCGAAAATAGTACTCCATTTTTCTTTTATGAAAGCATAGAATCAGAAGAGTTAAATAAAAAACCAGCTTTCAATAAAATTAATTTTACATCCCTAGATGCATTAAGTAAAAACCCTGTAGTAGCTAAGTTTGAAAGAAAGCCATATAACACTGGTCAAATGCTCGATGAGAAAGATGATATAAGAAGAGAGCAAATACTAAGTGTATCAGTACCTCAAGTTAGAAGTACATTCGAAGATCTTCAAAATGGCGCTTATGGTTCTACCATTACTCATTTAGACATATCAACTAAGACATTAGTGACAAATGCAGAACATAAACACGATGGGAAATTTGTAATACTTGAAAATAAGTTTAAGCCGATGGGTGATGCGCATAATAAATTCCTAGATAAAAAGATTACAGATTTTCCGTATGCTAAGAGATTTTATTCATCACAAAATAGTTTATCCTTTGATGGGTTTGATAATTATCATGCACCTGTTGTAGAAAATATAAGAAAAGCTGCTCAAAAAATATCTGGCATGGAAATAAGTAAACTAGTAATTGATATTTACGGCGATCCTAGATTAACTGTTGGTAGTAAAATAGATGTTAAAATAGGTAAAGCTCTGCATCCAGACGAACTAGAAACTAATAAAGTAGTAGATGAAAGCGTGTCAGGCGTTTATATTATATACGATATAATTCATACACTAACTGCTGATCAAAAATGGACATCACAATTAAATTTAAGAAAAGATTCTTCTAATCTAGATTATAACTCTAAGATTACAAAGATTAAGGATAAGTCAGTATGAGAGTAGATGATTTCAAAGGACAAGCTTTTACGTGGTTCACCGGTGTAGTAGAGGATATTACAGATCCTAAGAATTTAAACCGAGTGAAAGTACGATGTATAGGTTATCATTCGCAAGATAAAGATGTTGTAGGAACTGTAGATCTACCTTTTGCAACGGTTATAATGCCAGTCACGTCAGCATCTAGTAAAGGCATTGGTGGTAATCATCATTTAGAAGTTGGTTCATGGGTTGTAGGATTCTTTAGAGACGGTCCATCTGCACAAGATCCTATGGTAATGGGTTCAGTCGCTACACAAACAGATGGTGAACAAGATATTCCAACTGATGCCTCAACGACTAATAAAGTTTATAAATCTAAAGCTGGCCATACAATAGAGATCGATAATGGTGGAACACCGCCGTTATTATACCAACCAGAAATACGAGTAACACATTCATCTGGTTCAAAAATTACAATGAATCATGATGGTAGTATTTCTATTGTAGCAACTAATATTAAATTGAACGCATAATGGCTGAGACAACTATTACAATACCGTGCCCTGATACTTTGTTACCGAAGCCGGCCGATATTACTAATATATTTAAACAACTTGCTAATTTGCCAGCTCAGTTAGAGCTTCAAGGTTTTAAAGAAGAAGCCCAAGCTATAAGAGACAAACTAGAATCTATAAAAGATGGATTAGGAAATTTCCCAGTAAGTATATCCGATCCAGTATTTCCTGGTCTAACTATTCCAGAAATTGAATGGGAAAAAAGAATAGATGCTATAATGAGTGAATACCAAACATTCACATTAGCTAAGATTCTAGAAATTATCAATGATATATTACCACTATCATTTGAAATACCGATACCTCCATTCAATATTAGTATTGATATAATTAAATTGTTTTCAGATCCAGAATATAAGGGTACAATAAAGAAACAGTTTACAGATAAAGTAGAAATATTTTATCCGTTATTACCTGATATGTATAAAACCTTTGACGGAACATACGGTGTCGAATCGGCTGATATGAAAGCTGAAGCTGTATGGGAATATGTAATGAGTCAATTGCAAAAAGGTGGATTAGGTATATTACATGATACATTAGGAGGCTTAATTGATAAGTTTGATACAATTTTTAATGCATTAGATTTACCTTCGCTTCCTACATTAACAGATTTAGATGTAGAACAATTAATAAAAGATAAAATAGAATCTATAGAAAACCAAATTAAAAGCGCACCAGATGATCTTAAAGATTCGTTGCGCAAAAAAGCTATAAAGACATTAGAATCAATTGAAATTGCAGGATTTTCGCTTATGGATTTATTAGGTGGAGAACCAAACGATTTCGTAGAGAGCATGGAAGGGAAAATGGAAAGGTTTAAAAAACGATTAAGAAACTTTGGTGAAGAATGGCCTAAATATTTAATCCAAAAGTGGATGGAACTAGTTACAGCATTCTTAGAAGCTATAGGATTATCTGCATTATTAGACTGGATAACATTTACATTTTGTGATTTCTTAAAGCTAATTGGTATGCCAACAGAAATTGTTATACCAACAAAGTTTAATTTGGTAGCAGTTCCAGCTATTCCTGAGGTATAAATAGATATATGGCAAATTATTCTGGAGACAAAACAGCAAGTTCGGGACCAATATCAGTTGTGTCTCGGAAAAAAGGTTGGGCTGATCTTAATTTAAGCTTAACTCCGCACCCAATTAGAAAGGATATTATACCTTTAAAGGATGATGCTGCTATTAAGAACGCAGTTAAGAATCTAATATTAACTAACTTCTTTGAAAGACCTTTCCAACCAGAAAAGGCAGGAAATCTTAGAGGTCTTTTATTTGAACCCGCTGATGGTATAACAAAATACGAATTATCAGATGGAGTTAGAAGAGTATTAGAAGATTACGAACCTAGAATAAAAGTACAACATGTCGGAATAGTCGATGAAGGGGAAATAAATTCCTACACGATTACAGTATATTTCGAAATAATAAATCTTAATACTACATCAACCGTAGAAATAGTATTACAAAGACTAAGGTAACAGAATGGCAACTAACTTAAAAATAACAGAATTAGACTTTGTCGATATTAAAGACAATCTAAAAAACTTCCTTAAAAGCCAAACGGTTTTTAGTGATTATGACTTTGATGGTTCAGGCCTTAGTACTCTGCTTGATGTATTAGCGTATAATACACATTATAACGCCATGGCAGCTCACCTAGCTTTAAACGAAGCTTTCTTAGACTCAGCTCAAATTAGAGGTAATGCAGTTTCAAGAGCTCGTATGCTAGGGTATGTACCTTCATCACAATTATCACCAAAGGCTACAGTAAAATTAGTAGTAAACGTAGTAGGCCAAACAACAAAACCTGCAACAATATCTTTACCACGTGGTACTAAATTAAGTACCTCAGTTGATGGTGAAACATTTCAGTTTATAACAATTGCAACACAAAATGCAAAGCTACTGAATGACACATATACATTCGACAATGTATCCGTTGCTGAAGGTTCATACAACTCTATTAAATACAGAGTTG